CGTCATTTAAGAAATATTAAAATATGTCAACCAATATATTTGGATATATTTCCTGATGAGATTATAAAAAATTATAATAAATATGAGGAACAATATAGAGAATTATTAAATGAAAAGTTTGATATAAACGATTATAATAAAGATTATAATAAAGATTATAATAAAGATTATAATAAAGATTATAATAAAGAAATAGTAAAGGAAGAATATACATGTGAATATTGTAATAAAATTTTTACACATAGGAGAAGTTGTTTACGTCATAGTAAAAATTATTGTAAAATTAAAAAGAGTATTGATGAGAATAAAGCGTTAATGGATGAATTTTTGAGTACTAAATATAATTTATTAAAAATAGAATATGAGGAAAAGTTGGAAAAATCAAAGGATGAATTTCAAAAAGAGAATATTAAGATAAAAGAAAAATTGGAGAAAAAAATCAAAGAATTAGAAACCAAAATGATACCATATACTCAAAATAATAGTAATATTAATAATATTAATAATGGTCATATTGGAGATAATGTCACAATTATTAACAATTTTGGTGAGGAGAAATTTACCATTAATGCCGAAGAATGTGAAAAAATTATGTCCAGTGAATTCGACATGATTATTAAATTGATAGAATATATACATGTATTGCCACCAGAGAATAGAAACTCTTTTATACCCAGTTTGAAGGAGAAGTATGCTATGATATTAAGAAATCAGAAATGGGATTTGGTAGATCGTACAGAATTTATAAATAATTTAGTTATTAATAAAAACGTAATGTTGGAAGAATTATTAGATAAATTTGGATCAAAATTTAAGAATGTAGATCCAAGTAGATCTCGTAGTGTTATAAATTATTGTAAAAATGATGAAGAAGAATATAAAAGAATTAAAACAGGTGCAACATTATTATTATTTAATCACAAAGAATTGATAAAAGATACATATGAGACTAAATACAATAAGAAGATACAGGCTCGCTAAATACTTTTTATTATAAATTGTAAATTGTAAATTGTAAATTGTAAATTGTAAATTGTAAATTGTAAATTGTAAATTGTAAATTGTAAATGTGCAAAGGTGTAAAAGTTAGTAATCTATATTTTAATTTTAACGTAAATAATTATTTATAAGTTGTTGTTAAAAAAACCTAATAATGTCAATGTATAATAATTAAACACTGTTTTCATTTCTATAGGATCTAATTAACACAATATTTTATAATTATATGATGAAAAATAGCTGTCATTTTTTTCTAAAACCCAGCCAATTTTAAACCTTCATTGGTTAATAATGGAGCCTCTATATCTACTACATTTGGTATTGGTCCACCATATGTCCGTGGTAATTTAGGAAATAGTTTTGGTTTATTTGCCCAATGGTTAGTAGTTCTTAAATCTTCAAAAGCCTTTTGTTTCTTTCTTATTAAAGCATTTGTTGACAATTGACGGGGCATCATACAGATATAAGCTACATTCCTGGTATTTTTATTATCTCTGGTCTTTACAGGTTCAGTACCACAATGAATTGTTCTACTATCCCAAAAGACCATTGAACCGGCTTTACATGTAATTCTACCTTCTATGCAGTTTTTATCATTAAAATAGAATTCAAGTTCTTTATCAGTATGTTTGTACCAATCACTTTTATCTTTAATATCATATTTTTTAGCAAAATCACTATGATATTTGTGACTACTTTCTAAGAAAGCCAGTGTAGCATCATCTTCATTAACATCATATGCAGTTACCCAACTTTGTACGCATTCAAACCCATTCCTGGTATAACTTTGATCGGTATGATACCATAAATTGCCACGATACCACCCTTTTTTTGTAATTTCAGGTGGAAAATGGAAACTGGCACCATCAAAACTGACTAATAGATCTTTATTTTCGCAATTCCATAAATTGGCAAAAATATCAATAACTTTCTCATTTTGTCGTAAATCCCAAATAAATTGTGCATGTCCTATACCCCAATTTTGTAATAACATAGAGTGTTTAGGATATAATTTAGAATACTCTTTCCAACTATCTTTATCATCTCTCTTAATAGGTTTATTGAAGTTTTGAGTAATATGTTCTAAATAATCCCACATACCGGTTCTCATAGCATCAATTTCTGTGTTATCTAAAACATTTTCAATAATGGCTACACCATATTTATCTATTGTATTACGTAGATTATTTTTAGTAGTGATATATTTTTGATTCATATAATGGTATAATAATGGTATAATATTTTATATATTCAATTTTTATACATTAAATTTTTATATAATCAATTTTTATACATTAAATTTTTATATAAATATGTGTATAGTTTAGTATAAATAAAAATTGAAGTTATAAAATAGTTATAAAATACAGTTATGAAATACTGTTATAGATATGGATAAAATATATACAAATGAGAATAGATTAAATGCATATACTGATGTAAAAGTTTCACCATCTGGTAAATATTATTTAAAAATTGAATTATATAAAATAAATCCAGTTAAAAATGAAGATAGTAGGTTCGTATACAGGACAAATTATTCTCGTGGTTTAGTTATTAGAGTTGCTGATAATAAACAAATCTTTGATATTAAACGTAATTATTCAAGCTTTCCTTTCCATTTTTTCCAAAGAAATGGAGATGAATGGCTTATTTGTAGTCGTAAGTACTTAAGTCAATCATTTATCAATTTAGATAAAGAAGTAGAGTATGAAAGACCAGTTGAAGCATCAACAGAATTTTGTTGGACAAAATACTATATTAGTCCAGATGGTAATACTATTGCGACAGATAGTTATGAATTAGAAGGATATAGTAAATATAAATTTTATGATATTTCAAATCTTGAAAATGGTAGTTGTTCAGAAATAAAGTGCGATGATTTATTATTTATAGATGATTCTTCTAATCTGAGTAATTCATTAATAGGTTGGAATGATAATCATACTTTTACATGGGAATATAAAAAAGAATGGTCAAATAGATTTGAAAAATGGTTTGATGAATTAACAATTCATGAAATGGATCAATTAATGGAAACATTATGTGATGAGATTGAATATATTTTACAAGAGCGTAAAATTTTATATAAAAAGGATAATATGATGATACTTAAAGAGTCTATAAAAATATAAAATTAAATATAACAGAAAATATTATAAAAAAATGATAGTTAAATTTTAGAAATAAATAAAAAAATGTGGGATTCACAGACGACGGCATCACTACTCAGAACTAATCACATTGGTTGACCAAGTCTTGTTACCCGTTATAAAAAATAATATAATATATATAAAAAAAGTAAATATATATTATAATATAAAATTCATGGATAAAGAATTTCAAAGCAGAATAGACAAAGTTGTTAATGAAATGATTATTAATTCATTTGATATGCTTATCATTTCCAGTCCTGAAAATATGTATTATTTATCTAATTATCAAACTGTTGGTAATCCAATTCAAGTTTTAATTATAACTAAAAATAAATATTTACATTTAATTACAAGAGAATTGGAAGCGACTAATGCTAAGTACCGTACCAATATTTCATACTCTTATTATGATGAGAATGAAGATCCAATTAAAAATATAACAAATTATATTAAAACCATTGAAGATATTAAAACAATTGGATTTGAATATAATTCTGATAGAATATCATATAAATCTCAACTTGAATTCAATAAATATTTACATCAATATCAATTTAAAGATTGTTCTTCTTTAGTGTCAAAAATTAGATCAATTAAATCTGAATTGGAAATCAATCATGTCAGAAAAGCAGCTCAATTTGTTATGAATGGTATTAATGCAGGAATTAAATCAGTTAAACCAGGAATAATAGAAACAGAAATTGCAGGTGTTATTACCAATAAGATGATGTCACTTGGTTGTGAATATACTGCGTACCCATGTTTTGTTGCATCGGGATATTGTGGTTGTATGGGACATTATACGGCTGCACAAAAAATTGTAGAGGAGAACGAGTTATTATTTATGGAAATAGGTGGTTGTTATAAAAGATATCATGCTTCCAAGATGCATACTATATATATAGGTAATAGTGAACCTGAGTGGTTTATAGAAGCAAGAAAAATAATTCAAGATGCGATTAGGAGTGTTAAGAAAATTATGATACCTGGAACAAGAGCATCAATAATAGATAAATATATGCGTGATATTATTTCAAAATATGATTATTTACCATTTAAACAATCTGAAAGATCAGGATATTCGATAGGGATTGGATTTTATACTGATTGGGGAGAGAATGATGTATTTAAAATATATCCTACATCAAATGATATCTTGCGAGAAAATATGACAATTCATTTAATACCCTGGATACAGATAATTGATGTAGGTGCAATTGGATTTTCAGATACGGTATTAATTACAAAAACAGGTGCGATTTCATTATTTGATGGATATGTACAAGAAAGATATGAGTTAGCATTTAATTATATAAATAAGGATCCTGTAGAACATACTTCTAATATGATACTTCAATATATGAATAAACATATTATGGATGTCTTAGAATATCATTCAAATACTGAATCTACATCTTTAATAACACGTACAGATATAAAAGGTATCAATAATTTATATATTAAGGATGAATCTAATAGATTAAATCAAAAGGCATTTAAAGTTTTAGGTGTTAGTTATGCATTGCATAAATTGGTAGAAGAAGGTATCTTATATCCAGGTGATACAGTTACTACTATGACAGATGGTAATCACGGTAGTGCCTTAGCATATTTAGCAAATAAGAATGGTTATAAAGCGGTTATTTATGTACCCAATAATATGACCCAAGAGCGCATAGATAAGATAGAATCATATGGTGCAAAATGTATTATTACAACAGGTAATTATGATGAAAGTATAGAAGTAGTAAAAAGTGAATCTAGTAAAAATGGTTGGCATTTAATTAGTGATACAAGTTGGGAAGGATATGAGAAGATACCTCGTTATATTATTTGTGGTTATACTATTTTATTTCATGAAGCTTATTGTTCCACCTTAGATTCAAGACCTACACATATATTTTTGCAGGTAGGTGTAGGTGGTTTTGCAGCAGCTGGAATAGCTTATGCGGTATTAAGGATGAATCCAAGACCTAAATTAATTTGTGTAGAACCGGAGGATGCGGATTGTGTTTTTGAAAATGTGAAATATCCGGAATCAAATGGAAAAGCAATATGTAAGGGTCGTGTAGATTCTATTATGGCAGGATTGAATTGCGGTGGTGTCTCAGACATAGCGTGGACATTATTACGTGATTATGTCTCAACATATATTACAATAGGAGATGAGTGGGCAAGAATTGCTGTTCGCGACCTTTATCATCATGAACAGCGGATATATTCAGGAGAGAGTGGAGGAGCTGGATATGCAGGTTTAATGGTTGCTTTAAGGACGCAAGAAATACGGGATCATTTGGAATTAAGTGAGGATAGTAATGTTTTAGTAGTAAATACGGAGGGAGTAACAGATAAGAAGGTATTTGAAAGTATTATAAAAATTGAATAATATTTTTTTATATAATATATGATCTTTACAAGATGAGTCATCAAGATATTATTGAATTGATTAAAGAACAACTTATCCGAGATCTTCGGAAAGAGGTTGCTTATTACAAAGCTTTAACTGAACAACATAAAGCAATTAGTTGTGCAAAAGGTTCAATTTCTTCTACTCAAGAAGAGAAAAGACTAATAGATTATGTGATGACGTTACCAGATGGTTACAATAAAGAGCATAATAATGTTTTAAATGAGATAGAAGAGATAGTGGATCATAAAATAGAAAAATGGAAAGATCAAGAAAAACATATGGATAAGGTTGAAAAGTATGAGAGAGTGATGTTCTAATTTATCTATTTTTTATAAATAAAAATTGAAATATTTTGAGGTGATATTATACATATTTTATAAAAATATGTATAAATTTAAAAAACTTTTTAGTGCAATGGTTTTATTACTTACGATAACATATTTAATACTCTTACTTACATATGGTATTAGTATTGGTAGTCAATTACAAATAGATAATAAAAAAATGGAAGATTATTTGAAAAATGTAGGACATTGTGATGTAATTAATGCCACTATTTTATCAATATTTGGATATAGTTGTTCCAAGCCAAATTGTGGAAAGTGTATAAATAATTGTGAAGCCCCAGAGATAATAAAAGCTGATGAATATAAATGTATTTTAGTTTCAATATACAATGAGAATAAGATGGTATATAGAGTACCATTAGACGGGTGTTTAAGTATAATAAATTTTGATAAAGTTACTAAATATATAAATCCATTTGATGATCAAGAATATCAGTTAATTTTAGTTTTGAGTAGTTGTATATGGTTAATTATCATGATGTGTTATATATATTGTCTAAATAATAGAAATATCTAATTGTTATATAAATATAAAATATTTAATTATAATATATGGATACAAAAACATTGGGTATTATTGCTAATATAATAGGTACATTATTATTAGTTGGACAAGCTACAAGTATCAAATATATAGAGATTGACATATTTTGGATTATTTTTATAAATTTATTTGCATATTCGGTGGTACCATTAATTATGATGATTATTGACCAATATTTAATATCAGGTAAAAAATATGCATATTCCAAAGCTTTCACTGATATCAAATTATATCCAGCACCTATTAGTGATTTAATAAAGAGAGCGATGGCAATTGTAGCTTATATAAATCTTCCCATGGCAATTATAATGCCAATAGAGGGATTAATACCCAGTTTTGTGGTAATTTTTAGTTATTTGATTATGAAAGAAGATATAAATTATAAGCAGATTATAGGTATTGCATTATCATTTTTGGGATTGATAATTTTAAATATTAAGAATTTTACAAATATTGAAAAAGGTTTTGATGGAAAAATGGTATATGCAATCATTGCGGGTATAATATTTGTTATTCTTCATTCATTTAATTTTATTTATATGAAAAAATATGTAAAAGAAAGTGATAATCAAAATACCAATGCAGTAGAACAGTTATATTATAATAATGCGATACCTTTTGTTTTAATGTGTGTGATGTTTTTGGGTACATATTTATTGAAGAGTAAATATTCAATGTGTAAAGATATAGTAAATTTTCCGAAAAATAATTTTGGATTGATGGTTAAAAGTTTCCTCATTACATTTGTATTATTTGGCGTTACACAAAATATATTATATTTTTGGAGTGATACAGTATTAAATGGACCAATATTTGGTAGTTTATTTAGTTTACAAGTAATTGTTGGTGTGATGGCAGGATATATATTTTTCAATGAAAAAATAAATGTTTATACGGTGGTAGGAAGTTTGATTGTTATTGCTGGCATTATAGCGGTAACATATTATAGTAAAAAAGATAAAGATGATAAAGATGATAAAGATGAATATCGTTTTAATAGATTATAAAAAAAATGAAAATAATTATGGGTTGTAATAGAAGGTTAATAAATGGCTTCTATAAAAGAATCAAAGATAAAATTACCTATCATTAAGGTTGATAAACGATGTGAATTATGTGGCATAATTATGAAAAATGGGAAACTATGTATGAAAGATTGTCAAAAAAGACGAAATTCGTTATTTATATCTCATACACTGCGTTCACCACATAGAAATTCTCTATTAATATCAGAATTTATAGTGCAAATGAAGAAAAATCGTACAAAAGATGTATCTATAGAAGATCCTTTAGTTACACCACGTAGGAATTCTTCTGTAAAAACTGAATTTTTGTTACATAAAAAATAAAATAATATTTATAAAAGTAATTGCGTTGTATAGATAAATATTATTAAAAAAATTATAAAGATATGTTATGATAGTTTATGATGAACTTTTTGATTTTTTTCAGCAGTCAGCCATTTTACGAAGGATGATTGTTTAGGTTTAGCATTTTTGTTCAATAAAGATTTTTGTTCAATAATATTTTTTGAATCATTTGATATTTTATTATATTCATTTTTTTGTTTAAAAAGTTTGTAAAATTCAAAGGAAGACATTGTATAATAGTTAATTTAAATTTTAATAAAAAATATTTCATTTTTTATTAAATAATTGATAAGGTGTGATTGAAAATAGCAAAGATTATAAATTTAGTGTTTATTAAACATTTTATTTTTAGTTATATCAATGAATATAAATTTTCCTCCATTTTTTATTATTTCTTTTGGAACATTTTTTATATACCTTTTTTTCATTGGTTTCAATGCTTTTGTAGATATAACTTCTAATGGACCTAAACCATCCACCCATTTGAAATCTTTAGCATTGAATGTATATAAATATCCGCCTTTTGAGAAAAGTTTATTCAGAGAATAATCTAAATTTTTTTTTCCAAAAATAATAATTTTACAGTCTTTCTCAAATAAACTAACAGCGACGTTAAAATAATATTTATTTTTGTTATGAATAAAACTGACATCTCTCTGAAATAAATATGATAAAGCTATATATTTATATTTAGTAGCATGTAATGAAATACCATTATATTTTACGATATCACCAGTCATTCTTGTAGTTAAGCTTGGTTTTGCAATATTAAAATTATTTGGAGAACCATGATATACATATTTCATTATATATTAAAGTATGATAATATTTTTATTTATTTTAAGTTGTGTAAAATATCTACAAAAGTATATAAAAATATATTATACCAAAAATTGTATTTTTTTGTTAGCATTAATAGATACATGTTGATGCTAATTCATAAATTAATTATTTTACTTTATTTATTATAGTAACAAAATAATATTATTATAATTATTATGGTAATAGCTCAGTCTGTATGTTTTATGGTAAGATGCTAATTTATTTATTTCCGGATTATTTATTACTGTTTTAGATATATTGATATTTTATTGTTTAAAACTATGGTAAGAATTTTAGGAAAAAGAGATACCGAATTCGGTATAAATGCTAATTAGCATGAGAGAAAAAAAAATTATTGTATAAAAATTTATAATACAAATGATATAAGGATGGTACACTTGTATACTTATCATATATATGATTGTATATGATATATGGAATATACAAATTTTATAAAGTCAGTAATAAAAAGTTCCCAAAAACGGGAAGAAAAATAATATAGCGTTCCCATTTTGGATATAAGGATGGTACAACTTAATATTATTAATGTTATTATGATAATATGATATAATTTATTTTAAAAAAATGTGTTCAATGGTAAAATAATTCCCGATTTTGGGAATAAATGGTACACCCAGAGAGAAAAAAAAATAATTCATTGAAAATAATTTGAAAATTGAAAATGCAAAAAAATAAAATTTATAAATATATAATTATATATATCAAAAAAATATCGATATATTTTTTTCTCTCTGGGTGTACCATTTTATTCCCAAAATCGGGAATTATTTATTACTGACTTTATAAAAAATATATAAAATACAGATCATAATCAATGATATAACTAATAAATATATAAGTGTACCATCCTTATATCCAAAATGGGAACTCTGTATTATTTTTCTTCCCGTTTTTGGGAACTTTTTATTACTGACATTATAAAAAATATATAAAATATAGATCATATTCAATCATATAACTAATAAATATATAAATGTACCATCCTTATATCATTTTTTATTAAAACTATTTAAAAAATAATATATTATAAATATAATAATGAAAGGAATTTGCCTAAGATGTGGTAAAAATTATAAAAGATTAGATAAACATTTACAAAACAAGAATCCATGTGATGTCAAATATATGGATATATCGAGAGAATCAATGTTATCAAATTACAAAGAGAATTTAACTGAATTTTTTTCAATTAAAAACGAAAAAAGTAAAAAAAAATGGATATGTGAATATTGTAATAATGAATATTCTTATAGAACAGGTCTTATTAGACATAAGAAGAATCATATAAATCAAATTAATACAACAAATAATACAACGAATAATATTACGAATATAAATAGTAATAATACAATAAATAATCATATACATATACATGTTAATAATTTTGGAGAAGAGAAGGAGATAGATTATAAGAAAATTGTAGAATTATTCAATGGCAATGTGAGTAATTTAATACCAGGATATGTTAAAGAAAAGCATATAGAGATGGAGGAAAATAGGAATATCTTGATACCCAATCATAAGGATACTTTAATAAAAATACTCACAGATGAAGGATGGGTATTAGCTCATAAGACATCTATACTAAAAGGAATTTTACGTACATCGGTAGATAATTTAATTAAACAGATAAGTAAGGCAGGAAATATATATCAAAAAAAATATAAAGGTAACGAATCTATTGAAAAAACAAGTGCATTTAAGAGAATAGTACAAATACAGGATAGTTTATTTAATATTGAAGATAATATGAATTCTAAAAATGCATGTAAGGACGAGGAATTGAAAATATTGTGTGAGTTAGTAAATGGTCAGGAAAAAGTTATAGAAACGATGAAAATGATAGAAGAACATATAAAAGATTAATATTTTTATATATAGAGAATCATTATATATAAAAATTATTTACACTTACTTATAATACTACATATATTTTTATATTTTCCGTTTGATGTAATATTGAACATTAGATATTTTATAATCTTTACATTTATGAATAGGTATAAATGTATATATTAATTTTTAATACATTCTAAAAACATAAATTTATGATCATTCTTGTTGTGATTCTTCTTAATTTGAAAATTATTTTCAGTTAGTAGTTTTTCCAATCTATTTTCACCATTTTCTTCAATCCATCTTTTAGTTGGTTCAATTATTACTAATACTCCATTGTCTTCTAATACACGATGTGCTTCTTTAATATAATCTTTACAATTACTTCCCCACATACATAAAGACATTATAGCAATGTTAATTTCATCATCATCTAATGGTAAATTACTAATATCACATTTTTTAACTGTTTCATTTTCAGCATAATGATCATAATTGTAAAACTTGAATAAACCATTATTTTCAAAATATTTTGAAATTCTTGCTTTACCACAACCTAAATCAGCAATATATTTATTTCGTTTCGTTTTCATATTTTCTAAATATTTAATAATACGTTTATATGGTATCTCATCTTGTTCAATAAATCCTTCCTCATTTTTATCAACAATATCGTGATACTCTTTCCATAGTTCAGGTTGTTCGTTAAATAATTTATTCAAATTATTAGAATTCATTGTTTTATACTTTTGGTGTAGTTCAGACAGTTTTGCTTTATTTCTTTGTTTATTAACTTTTTCAACATCTTCTTTATTTTTTGGCAATTTTTTACTAATATTTATTTTAATTGATTTGGTTGGTTTTATTGTTTTTTGTTCAATTGTTGGTTTTGAAATAATTTGTTTATCAGGAGTTTCTTTAATTGTTGAGATAGTTTTCTTATTGATAACTTTAATTTTATTACTATTAACATTTTTTGAATTTTCTAAAATATTTACTTTATGATCTAAATAAGATGTATCAAATAAAGATGAATATTCAGTTACAAAATCCCCCCATATTTTTCTTATATCATCATCTTTCATAATATTAGTTCTTTTCTTATAGTTTGTTTGCTGATGTCCAATCCACTTCTCTAATACTTTTTCATCCTTATTTTTGGAAGTTTTACTCGGTCTCTTCTTATTTAAATATATAAACTCTTTTACTTTAGATAATGTAGTACTCCACACATCCTCATTACTCCGGAAGTATTCTTTGTATAATGGGTCGTTAATAAATTGCGTCCAAGTATTGTAAATATCATCATCTTTCATAATGTTAGTTCTTTTCTGATAGTTTTTTTGCTGATTTACAATCCACTGTCCTAATACTTTTTCATCCTTATTTTTGGAACGTTTATTAGGTTTATTCTTATTTGAATCTATAAACTCTTTCACTTGAGATAACGTAATATACCAAGTTTCCTCATTACTCTGGAAGTGTTCTTTGTATAATGGGTCATTAATAAACTGTGTCCAAGTATTGTAAATATCATCATCTTTCATAATATTAGTTCTTTTCTTATAGTTTGTTTGCTGATTTCCAATCCAACTCTCTAATACTTTTTCATCGTTATTTTTGGAACGCTCACTCGGTCTCTTCTTATTCGCATCTATAAACTCTTTCACTTGAGATAACTTAATATACCAAGTTTCCTCTTTACTCTGGACGTGTTCTTTGTATAATGGGTCATTAATAAACTGCGCCCAAGTATTGTAAATATCATCATCTTTCATAATATTAGTTCTTTTCTTATAGTTTTTTTGCTGAGTTCCAATCCACGTTCCTAATACTTTTTCATCCTTATTTTTGGAAATGGTACTCAGTCTTTTCTTATTTAAATCTATAAACTCTTTCACTTGAGATAACGTAATATACCAAGTTTCCTCATTACTCTGGAAGTGTTCTTTGTATAATGGGTCATTAATAAACTGTGTCCAAGTATTGTAAATATCATCATCTTTCATAATATTAGTTCTTTTCTTATAGTTTGTTTGCTGATTTCCAATCCACGTTCCTAATACTTTTTCATCCTTATTTTTGGAATGATTACTCGGTCTCTTCTTATTTGAATCTATAAACTCTTTCACTTGAGATAACGTAATATACCAAGTTTCCTCATTACTCTGGAAGTATTCTTTGTATAATGGGTCATTAATAAACTGCGTCCAAGTATTGTAAATATCATCATCTTTCATAATTTGAGTTCTTTTCTGATAGTTTGTTTGCTGAGTTCCAATCCACTTCCCTAATACTTTTTCATCGTTATTTTTGGACATACTACTCGGTTTATTCTTATTCGTATCTATAAACTCTTTTACTTCTTCTAATCTCTTTTCCCATTTATTTTCAACTATTGTTGAGTTGATATAAACTTGACATACCATTTTATCTAAATCAAAATCTCCTTCTATTTTCCATAATACTTTAACATCTTTATTTGCATGAACATTTATATTTATTTTTTTTCTATTTGGTGCTTTAATATTTTTTGCTTGTTTCACACCGTCTTTTTTCGTAACAGGTCTATATTCATCGTTTTCTTCATTATGATATATAACAATGTTATCTTTTGCTTCACTATTATAAGTCTTAATTGGTTCTTCCATTGAAGTTGAATTGATAATAATTTTTTTATCAATTATTTTTGCTTTCTCTTCAATATCATTTGTATCTTTTATTGATTCAATATCACAATCATCTACTAAATAATCAATTGTTTCGTCTAAATTACCTACTTCTTCTTCAATTTTATAACCCTGTTTCTGTAAATTATTTTTAATTTCTTTTGGAGCATACGATTTTGGATAATGTAAACATAAATCATATGATTCAGGATCTTCTTGTCTTAAAGCTGATAAAGTATTTAAAATGGAGTTATAATTACCATCTTTATTCATATCTTCTCTAATAACTAAATCTCTCTCTTCATCTGTTTTACAGTTTTTATACTTTTCAACATCTACATAACAAGGAATTAATACAGTCGATTTTTGTTTTTGTATTCTACAAACTCTACCAATATTCTGTGTAATAGTTGTATGACTTGTTCGTGGATCTACAAAACAAGCAATATTAGCATTTTTTGTATCTATTCCCTCACCAATGGTATTACAAGATGCCAATACTCTAACATTTTTACAATCTTTATCAAATTCATTTAAAACTTTTTGTTTATTTTTTGTTTTTCCAGTCAAACCATTAATAATCAATTTATCTTTATATTCTCCAATAATTTCTTTAAATTCAGTTTGTAAAACTTCATCATACTCTTTTTTAAACTTTAATTTATTTTCATCACTTGTAAAATCCATTACATATGACCCATTGTCTGTTTCTACTTCCGAACGAGCGTGAAATGTCAAACATTTTTTATTTCCAGTGCTAAAAATACATCTTGATATAGCACTATAAACTGATTTATACTTATAACTATTATCTGTATAAAAATCAATGGCTATATCATAATCATTGCATATTCCATCTTGTACTGCCTGATAATGAGTATATTCAAATGCTAATGTTCCACAATCTGTTTTATATGGAATATCATTCTTATCATTATCATCCTCATTAATTAATTCATAATTAATATCATTATAATCTCTTTCTAACATAGTTATACCATTTTCATTTTTAGGTGTAGCTGTAAAAAATACAGTTTTAATACATTTTTTATTAAATATATTATTATTAAATACTAATTGTTGAATTTTACTACCAACAATATGATGAGCTTCATCGTATTCAATCAAATCAATATTAATATCTAAATCATTAATACATTTTACAAAAGTTTCAAAAGATTGGTAAGTTACACAAACAATTTTTTTCTCTTTATTATTTAAAAAATTAATTATCAATTCATCATCAGTTGTATAATTAATATTATGTGTATTTTCTTGTAATTCATTTTTAGAACAAATAGAAAGATACTTATAATTCTTTGTTATTCCATTCCATTCTCTATTTTGAATATAATCAGTATTAAACTGAGTAATTAAAGAAATAGATGGAAAGACAATAACTGATAAATTATTATTGTTATTCATCATCATATGGAATATAATTCGTGATTTTCCTGTACCGCAAAACATTTTAACTAAACATTTATTATAATTATCAAAAGATTTATAGATAGCATGAATAGCATTTGATTGATGTGTTCTTAAATTAATTTTAGTTTCCATATAATTATCAATACAAATTGTAATAGAATTTTTATCATTTTTTTGTATAATTTCATATAATTTCAAAAAAATTTTATATATTATTAAGACTAATGAAAATAAAATATATAACATTTAAAATAATATATTGTCATCGATAGAAATATATAAAATTGAAAATAATATTGGTATTAATTATAAATTAAAATTTATGGTAAATGAAAATAAAGGTCGTAGACCGATAGAAATATTATCAGGATCATATAAAAAGGATAAGATTATCAAAACTAACACAAATGAATAGTACAAATTTTTTGATAATAGATGAAGGTTGGTTAAATTTTGATGAAACAAATCAAAAACATATGCCGTTATTATTAGATGTATTAAATAAATAATTCAAATATGTAAAAAGTGATATGGTAGATAAAGAATTATCAATCAAAATTAATAATGGTTATAGCAAAATAAAAATTGAAAAAAAATTATAAAATAATAATATAAAGATGTCAAAATCCTGTAAAACAGTTAGACAGAGAATAGATCCATCTGAGATTGCTAAAGAGTTAGAAGGGTATGAATTAGTTAAGGATCCCTTAACCTTAAGACGATATGATCGTGTAAAATATATTCGAAAAGATACGGGAAAGTATGTTCGTGGTGGTTTATTAGTATTAGGGGATTATAAGAAGGGATATATAGTGATCCAAGGTTTTAGTAAAAATTATAAGACGTGTAAGCCCTTTCGTTATAGCGTAACACTATCGGAAGTGATATTATTTCGAAAGAAGGATTAAAAAAAAAATGAATAAACATATACCATACTTTTTACACCTTTGCACAATTAAAACGCCCATTTTTATAAATAAAAACAAACATATTAAATGGCATCAGTTTGGATATTGAAATCCTGTAAAAACAACTGATCGTCTACCTGTTATCCATAAAAGGTGATAGACAGTATATTTTTTATTACCTCCTATACACTAAGATATATTTCGCTGGTGAGCCACTTAATATATAATCAACGGTCAGATAATGGATAAATGTTACAAAACCTCATATCTATATTATAGATAGTCAAACTTTCTTATATAATTTTCTATTAAAACGGGCATTTTAATTGTGCAAAGGTGTAAAAGAGTATAAAAAATGGAAAAATGTAAAGAAGAATATGATGGAAATGTGTGTAATAATATGTATCCAAAAAATTGTGATAAATGTAAAAAAGAAATGGTAAATAAGAAAAAATGTGGAGAGTGTGAAGAAGAAAATAAACAATATGTATCTTGTAGTGGATATTATAGGAATTATGATAGTGAAAGTTATTATGAGACGGTATATTGTTTGGAATGTAGTGAAGAAAATATGAAAGAGTGTAAAATTACGGGCAATAAATATTGTGATGATTGTGTAAAAGATTGTAAAATATGTAAAAGAAGTAGATGTCCAGAATGCATAATGGAATGTGAAGAATGTGATGAATATGTATGTGAAGTATGTTGTCTAGAAGAAGGAGAATGTGTTGAGTGTATATATCCTAAATATGTTTCAAAAACAATGAAAAAGATAAATATGATGGAGGAAGAGATAAAAGAATTACAACTGGAATTAAAATATCAACCGGGTGGAATAGGATATCAAGAAGCGAAAGAAGAATTTGATAGTTTTATTATTCATGAATAAAAAGTGCGTATAAATATAAAAAAAAAAATGTAAGATCTTAATAGTTAAGGTAAAATATACAAATATATAGCGGAATATAGTAGTATATAAAAGAAAATAAAGAGAGAAGGGTATGTAGAAGAGCATTTCTTTTTTTTTTCCTTTTTTTTTTTTTAGTTCATAAGGGAAA